TTCGATGCTGCTCCGGGTCGCATCCGCCTGGACCATGTTCTTGGTCAAAGCATCGGTGATATCCTCGAAGATGGTCGAGAAATGCGGACCATCTCCAATCACCTCCTGCATGGTGTGCAGCGTTTCATTCTGCTGCTGTTGCAGCAGCTTTTGCGCTTCGGCTGCGTCCTTCGTGAATTTCGTGTGCAGCTCCCAGACTTGACCAGCGTCAATCGCCCGCTGACGCAACTCTTCAGTCGGAGCATTCAAAATGGCGGTTTGGATCTCGAGGCGCTTCATCGCCTCTTCGGACATGCCCATGGCGGCATTCTGCTTTTCGAGCGCCGTGATGAACTCGAAGACGTCATCGCCGAGGCCGACAGTCTCAACCGCATCCGCCTTGATCGCCTCGGTATGCTTCCTGGTTGTCACCGTCGCTACGTTGCTGGTGGTCACCCCCGCCTTCAGGATCGCGTCCGTTTCGGCAATCCCCTTGTCCGCAGCCTTCACATTTGCCTGGGCCTGTTCGAAGGCGACCTGCTGCCGGCGCTTCTGCAGATCAAGAAGACGCACCTGGCCAGCCGTGGTGGGCGCGCTTCCTTCGCCCATGTATTCGTCGGGCGAGCCAAGCGCCTTGGCGCGATCGGCGGCGATCTGTGCGAGCGTTGCCCGCGCCTCTTGAGTTTTGGCGATCGCCGAGTTGCGGGTCTGAACCGCCTTTTCACGTTGAGCGGCCGCTTCTTCCTTTGCGCTTTTGACATTCTCTCCGGTGGCGGTCGCAGCCTTCATCGCGGCCTCGCGATAGGCGTCGAGCGCTGTGCTGACGAGCCCCGTCTCCTCGCGCTGCTGCTTGGTCGCTTGGCCAACCTTCTGCTCGGCGTCGAAGAGGAATAGCGCGGCGCCGCCGACCGCAAGAATTGCCGCGCCGACGGGTCCGCCAAACGCTCCGAGCAGCGCAGAGCCCAGGCCACGCGCGGCCCCCGCCGCGGCGGTAGAGGCGCCGGCGGTCGCCAAGGCGGCCTCGGCCGCCACAGCATTCGCCACGGTCGCCTCTCGAGCGGCGATGGTCTGGAAGGCCAGCGCGGCGGTAGCCTCCCGCGAGGCTGTAGCCATCGCGAGTTCTCCGACGGTGGCGGCGCCGGATGACGCGGCAAGCCTGTCCGAAGCCAGTGTTTGCACGGCTTGAGCCCCTGCAATGCTCAACACGCTGGCGACCAAGTCGCCGGCCAAGCCGCCCAGTTGAACGAACGCGTCCCCCAGATCGGCGCCGTCGACCTTGGCCCGCAGCAGCACCTTGGAGAGATCCGCGCTCTTGCTCGCCAGGACCTTTAGCGGCGTTTCTCCCGACGCAATCGCCGCGAAGGTGTCGACCATCACGCCGCTAAGATCCTTGGCCGCGCCTTGGGCGGCCTTTAGCTTCTCCGCGCTTGCGCCGGCGGCGCTATCCGTCGCCTTCAGGGCGCTGGTAACTGGCGCCTGAGCCCTTGCGACCTCCGCATGCGCGGCGGTCACCAATCTGGCTGCCGCTGCGTAGCTAGCCAAGCTTCGCGAAGCCGCGTCGAAGTCGCCGACGCTCCGAGAGGCCAGCTTTCCCAACCCACCGATCGAGACCATTAGACGATCGGTCGCTTGCGTCGCCGCACGCTGGGCGATCACCAGAGCCTGGGTCGCCGCCGCCGATCTATTCAACTGCGAAACTAGCTCACTCAGATCCTTGTCAGCCACAGCGGCTCTCCCAAAAGGTTCGGGCCGCGCTCTCCGTGGAAAGCGCAGCCCGTAAGGTGGTCAGCCGCCCTTGCTGGGGGCCGTCATCGTCAGAAGGTGTTCGGCGTCGAGGGCCAGCAGGGCCCGGCGTTCCCAGGGCTCCAGCCGCACGCCCTCGTCACGCTCCCAGGCCTGGATCTCCAGGCGCGGGAGGCGCGAGGGACCAAACCCGCCGCTCTGGCGGGTCTGGCAGAGGTCGGCGTACCAAGCCCACAGGTGGGCCACGTGCGGCGACAGCGGCGGCGGATTGGCGAGCCGCCAGGCCGCCTCGGCGTCGCCCTGGCGGGCCAGGCTCTCGAGGTGGGTCCGCAGCGGCTCGCCGTCGTCCTGCCGGCCCGCGAGCTCGAACTGCTCGCGGGCGTAGGCGATCAGGCCGCGGACTTGGCCAGCATAAAATTTCCGAGGTTGTTCGACGCGGCGGTGACCTGCTCGGCGATCTCGGAATTGCGGCTGACCAGGCGGTAGGCGTTGTCGGCCGACCACTCCTGCTTGATGCCGCGCCAGCCGACCAGGCGGACGGCGGTCAGGCGATGGCCGAAGGCGATGTCGTCCTCGATCGGGGTGAAGTCGGCCTTTTCGGGATTGGCGCGGCCCTGCATCGCGGCGGCGATCGCCTGCTTCTTCCGCCGGTCGTTGACGAGGCGGTTGACCTCGCCCTGCACCTTCTCGGACTGGCCGCCCAGCACCAGCAGGAAGACGCCGGAGCCCGAGCCGTCGGCGCGGACGTATTCGACCTCGAACGGCGTGTCGCCGGCGGCGACGGCGTCCAGGTCGTTGAGGTCGAACAGGGTGGTTTCGGTCGGGGACTTCATCATGGTCGTGTCCTTGAAAAGGACGGCCGGGCGCGACCCGGCCGCTGAGTTGAGGGGGATGTGGGAGGAAGAGAAGGACGCCGGCGGTTAGGCGGCGCTGTCCTGGATGGCGATGATGGTCTGGTCGGTGGCCAGGGCCGCGCCGCCGGCGCCGTTGATCTGGGCCGTGAACGGATAGGTCCGGATCACCGCCTTCTCGCCGTCGTCGGGGGTGTCGCCGGTCAGCTTGATCATCGGCAGGTTGATGACCACGAAGTCGGCGTTGGCCGTGGCGTCCTCGGTCACCGCCAGCACCAGCGAGGTGGTCGAGCGGCTGTCGAAGATGGTCTGCAGGGTCACGTTGTCGAACTTGGCGGTGAACGAACCCGACACGGCGATGCGGCCGCGCTGGATGTCGTCGACCACGTTCGAGCCGACCACGGCGTCGCTGTGGGCGGCGTTGCCGTTGATGGTCACCTGGGCGCCGGTGACGTTGGCGACCGGCGCGCCGTTGACCAGGATCACGCCGTTCACGGCCGTCAGGATGTCGGTGACGGTCTCGGCGATCGGGGTCGTGAGCACCTGAGCCGCGCCAAGGGTGCGGGTGCGGCCTACGGTGTCGAGGCTGATCGTGGCGTTGCCGGTGGCCGGCAGGTTCAGCGCGGCTTGGCCCACCTGCTGGTCGGCATAGGCTTCCGAGCGGCCCAGGTCCGGATACCACTCCTCGAAGGTGTAGTAGTCGTTGGTGTGGGCCGACAGCGGGACCAGTGACTTCTTGCCGGTGACCGCCAGCGTGGCGCCGGTGACCGGGCCTTCGGCGACCATGGTCGAGCCGTTGATCACGCGGACCGTCGCCACCGTGGCGGTCAAGGTGACGATCAGCAGGTTCTTCTGGACGTTGGCGGGGTTGAACGCGCCGGCCGTCAGGCGCACCACGTCTCCGATCTTGAAGCCGTCGGTCAGGTACGAGCCGGCGGCGCGGGTCAGGGTGTAGTTCTGGCCCGAGCCGGCCACCGTGATCGAAGCGCCCGCGGCCGAGACGCCGGCGGCCATGTCCTTGCGCAGCAGCGAGCCCAGCAGGGCCGCATAGGTGCCCGGCGACAGCAGGCCGTCGATCTTGCCGGCCGGCTTGACCACGCCCAGACCGACGCCCGTCGACTGCTGGTGGCTGACGATCTCGTTGCTTTCGAAGGTGTCGGGCGGGGCCTGGAACACCGAGGTGGTGCGGCGGACGACCTGGCCGCCCGCGCCGGCGGCGGGCGCGCCGAGGCCGGTCTGCTTCTTGTAGACGGTCTTCTTGTTGATGCCCTGGGCGACGGCCATGGGGATCTTCTCCTGGGAAGTTGTCGGGATGGGGTGGAGGGCTGGACGGGAGGCCGTCCCTTCGGGCGGAGACCGCCGTCAGCTGGTGATCGTGGCCAGGAACGGGACCTGGACGGGCACGACGTAGCGGTCGCCCTCCAGGGTCGCGGCCAGGATCAGCGGGGTGCGCGCGACCAGGGTGGTCAGGCCGTCGGCCGTGAACGCGGCCCCGCGATAGAAGGTGGAGCGCAGCAGCTCGATGCGCCCAGCGGCGTCGGCCGGGCCGGCGCCTTGCGGATAGCAGAGCGTCACCCAGAACAGGCCGCCCTGCTGGAAGCTGCGGCCGTACTCGATGTTGACCGGCTCGGCGAAGGTCATGGACACGCGCTGATACGGCGTTCCCGCCGTCGGCGTGTAGGTCGTGTTCTCCCAGGCCGTGGCCAGGGCGGGGCTCATCGCGGCCAGCGCCGTCTCCAGCGCCGCGCGGATCTTCAGCACGCTCATCGGCGGGCTCCGGAAATCGAGGCGCGCGCACGGGTCGCGGGAGCCGCGAGGCGCCCGGCGTCGGGAAGAAGGGTCATGTCGGGGTCCCTGGTGATGGGAGGACGAGACGAGGGCCCCGCCGTCCGAGGACAGGCGGGCCCGCGAGAAAGACGGCCGCGCTTCAAGTCGAGCGCGGGATCCAGAAGAGATTGGAAGGAAGGCTTTCAGTCTTCGGAGGTTGAAGGCCCCGCTAGGGCCGCATCTCCGACTGTGATTGGATTAGACCATTTACCTTCCCGGCGGTCAATCTGTTTGTTCGCTATTTGTTCCTATTTTGACG